AAGTACTAGAGGTATGAAAAATATCGGTGGTACTGGTGGTATAGTATGGAATACTAATCTTACAAGTTCATTACTTAATAATGAAGAGATTGAAGATGCATTAGAAGTTTATCATGTTGTTTGGTCATCTTATAAAAAAGTTGGATTTTTAACATATGTTGATGAGGCTGGTAATGAACAAATTGAAATGGTTGATGAATCATATGAAAAGGATCCTGATGAAAAAATAGAATGGGAATGGATTACTGAAATTTGGGAAGGTTATAGAATAGGTGAAGATATATATTTTGGTATTCAACCTATAGAATTTCAGCATCAATCTGTTGAATCATTAAATACAACTAAAATACCATTTACTGGTGCTGTATATAGTAACACTAATTCTAGGGGTAAGTCATTACTTGAAATAATGAAACCTCTTCAATATATGTATTTAGTATTATGGTATCGTTTGGATATTGCATTAGCAAGGGATAAGGGTAAAGTATTGTTAATGGATATTACTCAAATACCAAAATCAATGGGTGTAACAACTGAAAAGTTTTTACATTATTTATCTTCTTTAGGTGTTGTATTTGTCAATCCTTATGAAGAAGGATGGGATGTTCCTGGTAGAGAAGGTGGTAAAGCATCTGCATTTAATCAATTTTCTTCTGTTGATTTAAGTATGTCTAATGTCATTGCTGGTTATGTTCAGTTAATGGCTAAAATAGAAGATATGATTGGAGAAGTTTCTGGTGTATCTAGGCAACGTCAGGGACAGATTCAGAGTGATGAGTTAGTAGGTAATGTACAACAGACAATAGTTCAATCATCTCATATTACAGAACCTTTGTTTTGGAAGCATAATCAAGTTAAACGTAGATGTTTAAATATGCTTATCGATACTGCTAAATATGCTTGGGGTACTTCAAATAAAAAGACTTTACATTTTATATTACCAGATATGTCTAGGGTGTTTAGTGAAATAACCCAAGATTTTTTGTATGCAGATTTAGATGTGTTTGTTATAGATTCTACTAAAGAAGCTAGAGATATTGAAGCTCTTAAGACTTTACTGCCATATGCTGCACAGAATGGTGCTACATTATTGGAAGCAGCTGAAGTAATAACTGGAGATAATATTTTAAGGATGAAGAAACAATTAGCTGAGATCGATGAACGTAAAGCTAAAATACAAGAAGAGATGGCTCAGCGTGAACAAGATACTCAAATGCAAATACAGCAAATGGTTTCTCAAGACAAAGCTGAAGATAATAGAATTAAAGAAGAAGATTCAATTCGTAAGGCTGAAACAGCAATTAGTATAGCAATGATAAATGCTGAATATGCTGATGATGGTAACGATATGGATAAAGATGATAATGGTATTAAAGATCAATTGGATTTATTGAAAGTTCAATTGCAGAAAGAAAAACAATCTGTTGAAGCTAAACATAAAGAGAAACAACTAGCCGAAGAAGTTAGGAGAAATAAAGTAGCTGAGCAACAGAAAGAGAAAGAAATTGCTATAAAGAAAAAAATAGCAAGCAAACCACTAGTAAAAAGTAAATAGTTATGAGTGATAAAGATAAGAAACCATTAGCTGGATTTGATGTATTGGCTGACTTTATAGTAGGTAAAGATTCCAGTAAACCAAATTTAGGCAATGAAGGAGATGATACGTACCAGGATATAGATCCTGATGAGTTAGAGAAAAAAATCAATGGTGATGATTCTGATGTAGACGATACAGATAAAGATAAGAAACCTGTTGATAAGAAAGATAATCTTGATGTCAATAAGAAAGACGATGATACAGATGATAAAAAAAATGTAGACACTAAAGATAAGAAAAATGATGATAATAAAGATGATTTATCTGATGAAGATAAAGAATATGAATCTGAAATAAGTACTTTCTTTGGTAGTGAACTTGTTAAAAAGTTAGGTCTTGATATTGATGAAAGTGATTTAAAGTTTGAGAAAATTGACGAAGTTCTCGAATTAATGAAAGAAATCGTTGCAGAGAATTCTAAGCCAGTATATGCATCCGACGAAGTAGAAGCTTTTGATGAATTTGTCAGAAATGGTGGTTCATTAAGAAATTTTTATAATGATGTTTATTCAGGTAAGTTAGATCCTAGTAGTGTTGATCTAGAAAAAGAATATGATCAAAGAGCTGTTATCCGTGAAAATTTACTTAACCAAGGATATAAGGAAGAGAAGATTAAACGAATGATTGCTCGTTATGAAGAATCTGAAACCTTGAAAGAGGAAGCTGAAGATGCCTTAGAATTAGTTACTGAATTTAATCAGAAAAAAGCTGATTCGCTATTAGTTAAGCAGAAAAAAGAAGCAGAGGAGCTTGTTAAAGCACAACAAAAGTTTTATTCAGACGTAAACTCTACTATAAAAAATATATCAGATATCGGTGGATTCCCCCTTACAGAAAAAGAAAAACGTGAATTATTGCAATATGCATTTACTCCAGACAGTGATGGTTTAACAAAATATCAGAAAGAATTGAGAGGAGATGTATTAAATATTTTAGAATCTGCTTATTTTACTATGACTAAAAAACATAGGAATATGGGCAACGTTAGTAAGAAGGAAAACACTGATGCCTATAAGACTCTGCGAGATAAACTAAAAGCTAAGGGTAATAAGCAAATAGATGACGACAACCTAAAAGGCAAGAAAACGGGTAGTAGTTCTCTAGGCGATTTTGGTCGAGGTATAATTTTTAAATAATAAAAATAAAGTTTAATTAATTTTAAGTAAGGTAATGGAGAACAATATTCTTAATGATCTAGTTCTTTATCGTACCAAATATTTTAGTGGATTAGTTGACGAGCAAATGTTAGCTAATGCTCTTGTTTCAGAACCTCATAGGGTATCACCCGTTATATCGTATATATTCGGTATATATGATAGAGGTAATGTGTTAGATTTCATTACGAATGGTATTGGTCGTACCATGACGATTGAATCTAATAGTTACCAGTGGGATCTGATGATAGAGCATGATAGAGCAATTCCAATCAAAGATGCGAAATGGAATGGCGCTGCTATTACAGCTGCTCTCGTCCCAGGTATTGCCAAATCACCCATTCAAATTTGGGTTGGTGAAAAATGGTTTGGTCCTGGCGCTATTTTGCAGTTTGATGATAAAGAATTTCAAGTACGTGTTATCGGTGAACCGTATCAGGACGGCTCCGATTTCGTGTATACAGTAGTTGTAGCAGATGGTAAAGATGAGTCTTATATTCCGCCTTCACTTCTTGCAGCTGGTAAAAAGCTTAGTAGACTTGGGTCTGCTTATGAAGATTACAGCGAAGAAGCTGACATCGTGAATTATCAGACTCCTTTCAAGGCTCGCAACTATTTAACAACTATGCGTTTGTCATACGACATAACCGGGGATGCTTTTGCATCTGTAATGGTTATGCAGTTTAGGGATCCTAAAACTAAAAAGCAGACCTTTTATTGGTCAACTTGGCAGGAATGGACAGCCCTTCGTCAGTGGTATGAAAGACTCGATAGGATGATGATATATCAGAAGACCAATGTTAATTCAGATGGTACTGTTGGCCTTTATGGCACAAATGGTCGTCCGATTTATATTGGTGCTGGTCTACTTGAGCAAATAGCTCCTTCTAATAAGCGTACTTATACTACTCTTACTCTTGATACTCTTGATACATTCTTAGGTGATTTATCTTATAACATCCTTGGACATAGCGAACGTAAGTTCGTTGCGTTCTCTGGTGAGATGGGTCTTCGGGAATTTGATAAAGTTTTAAGGGATAAGGCTAGTGGATATACACTTGTAGATACAGTATTTGTTACAGGTACTGGTCAGAATCTTACGTTAGGTGGACAGTTTACTACATATAAAGGTCTCAATGGTGTTGAACTTACAATCAAACATCTTCCTTTGTATGATGATCCTATTCATAATCGTAAGCTTCATCCTGTAAGTGGTAAACCTCTTGAGTCATATCGTATTACTATAGTTGATATAGGTAATCGTGACGGCGAGGCTAACCTCCGTAAGGTAGTTCGTAAAGGACGTGAAATGGTACAGTGGTATACTGGTGGTTCGCTGGCTCCTGGTTCAGGATTCGGCACATCAATCAATGTACTTCGTTCTAATGCAAAAGATGGGTACTCAGTACATTTCCTGTCAGAACAGGGAATTATGCTGGCTGACCCAACAACTTCAGGTGAACTTATTTGTGAAGCTGAATAATATATTAGGGGGTGTCGTTAAGCGTAAATGCACGCACCCCTTATTATTTTTTTAATTTAAACCATAGAAATATGAGAGTAATAGTTAGGCCGATAAATAAACACAAGATGTTTAATATCGTGAAATACAAAAATTGTTATGACTATTTGGGTCCGTATTATACACGTTCTGGTAATATTTATACTGGACTTAGTATGATAGATACCCAAAGGTTAGGTGGAGTATTAGGGGTTAATTTATCCCCAGCGTCTTCTTATTGGAATACATTTTTTGTCAGACTTGGTGCTGACGATGTTTATTTAGATACTGAAGATCCTCTTGATGAAATAAAGTATTTATTTTTGAAAAATCACAAGAGGGTTAAAACATCAATGTTCGAACATAAAGCTACTGCAGATTATTTACTTATAAATAAAGATGAAGAAGCTAAACGTGAGAACTTGTTTAACAAAGCTAAAGTAGATGCTATATCTGAATTTAAGAGAATGTCTTTAACAGATATGCGTAAATGTTTAAGGTTGTTTGGTCACAATGCTGAAAATAGTAGTGGGGAGTTAGTTGAAAATTCTATGTTTAAAATTGTAGAAGCTAATCCAGCTATGTTTTTAGATAAGTGGGTAAACAATAAAAATAGGGAAATGGAAGTTGTTTTAGAGAAAGCTATATCTAGAAACATTATTCGTAGAAATAAAAATATCTACAAATTTGGTAGTGATGTTATAGGTTATAGTATGGAAGAAACAATAGATTTTCTTAATGATCCAAAAAATCAAGATATTAAAATGTCTGTTCTTAATTCAATAGATGCTAAGGATTTTATAGTTCAGAATGAAGCTCCTGAAGAGGAACTTAAAAAGAACGTAGATTATGTAGATAATCCTGCTGAAATTGGAAAGAAACCTGAAGTAAAAACTAAGAAACCTAAAATAGTTTCTGGTACTCCAGGTTCAGATGAAGAAGGAATAGATTTAAGTAAATTAGATTTTACATCTGAAGGATAAGTTATGACTATATCTGAAATGCATGATGCTTTTAAACTGGAACTTGATAAGATTGAATCTTTACAGTATCCTAGTTTTACTACTAATGAAATAGACTATTGGTTAAATAGAGCTATACGTGAGTTTGTTAAAACTAGATATAGTGGGATTAATCCAAAGAGAGAAGGATTTGAGCAATCACAGAAAAGGATAGATGATTTAAGAACATTGGTACGTGAAGTTACTGTTCCATGTACTATTACTGGTGCTATTAAACCAAATGGTTATGTATTAACTGATGGGTTTGGTAATGCACAATTCAGTACGGCAGCATATTGGTTGTCGTTAGGTGAAGAAGTTTCTATTACTCCTACTGGTAGTACAGCTATTAGACAAGGAGTTACAGAGATAACTTATGATGAGTATACATATGAATTAGATAATCCATATTCTACTTATAGGTTACATTATGGTAAAGCGAAACCTCTTCGGTTATT